ATGGAAGGAGTTACAAATACTGTTATGGAAGCTCTTACAAAAGCTGTTGGTGATGTTTTCACACTTATGGGTACATGCTTTACACAGATTACTTCTCAGCCTGTGTTAGTTCTGTTTCTTGCAGGAAGTCTTATATCTGTAGGTTGTGGCGCATTCGCTCGCCTTCGTCACGTTTGTTAAGTGATGATAACCCCAAAAGGGGAGAGGTTACCCCTCTCCCCTTATTTTTTTTGAAAGGATTCTTTCGTATGGATAAAATAAAAAACTTGTCTGTATTCCGTGTGCTTGCATTCGCTGTTGCGCTTGCTTTGATATTAGGCATTTGTTCGGTTTTTCTACGTGTTACTGCAAGTGCAGATACAGTTACTAATGGCAATGCTTTAGATTTATCTGCTCATCAGATTGGTTCGCTCGGTAAATATCCTGTTATCGGTTTACCTACTTCACAGTTGTTATCGGATTATATAGCTACTTCTGATCCTAATTCTACTAATCGTATTGTTGATTATTTTGTACCGTTTACGGTCTATAATGGTGTTGTTTATTATTCTGATATTCTTGTTTCTATCTATTATCGTTGTTCTTATTTTGATAATTTACCCACTTGTACTATTAACTTGGGCGGACAAATTGTTTTAAGTACTATATACGATAGCATTATAGCGGGTAGTGATACACCTACTAAGTCAACAGATTATCGTTATTTAGAGATTTCTGCTGTTCGTAATGTCGTAACTGCACATTATACTACATATCCTAACGATTTTTATAAGTGTACTTATGCTTTTAAATCGTCTAAAGGTGATATTTTATCTGATACTAATGTTAGTAGTATTATGTACGCTCGTGTTTTAACTAGTTCTTATAATGGTACTGTTGACACTAATTCTTCATCTTATATAAAAGATACTGATTCTTTCCATGAAACTCCTGTTAAACCTACTGGTGGTAGTGATAACGGCAGATTTACTTGTTTCGGTAACTATAATGATTATTCTTATGATCAACATTTATCTGATTTAATATCTGAATCTATTGAGTATACTAAAGCAGTCAGTTACGGTGATTACGGTCGAGGAAAATGTTATTTTCAAAAGGACGCTAATGATAAAGACAGTTTTATTTATACTCGTGTTAATTCGAAACAATTAGTACGCTATAATTCTACTGATATTTCTTTTACATTTTATAATTCTACTGATGATTTAGGTTTTTGTTCTATTCGTTTATCTGCTTCGTTACCTCGGTTTATGGAACGTGAATCTGATTCTCCCCTTGATCCTATTAAATTTCTTACTCAACATACTTTATCATATTATCATTTTAACCGCATTGCTGTTATTAGTAGTGATAGTCTTAAAGCTATTCCTGCAAAATCTACTGTTACTGCTACTTTGGATTTAACCGGATTTACTTCTATTGCACATAGTGGTTATTATCTTATCGAATTAGTTAATTCTATATCAGGTGATGTTGTATCTTCTGTTATGTTTGATTATGAGAATGACGGTCAATCTTTTAAACAGAATAACGATAATATAGATGTTAAATTTAAGTATGATAACGGAAATATTACACCTGGTGTTGATTTACCTCCTGATGATACAGGTCATATTAATGGAATTCCTGATGGTGGTTTGGATAGTAGTAATAATAAATATACTTTTAATTATCAAAATCCTAATATAACTGATATTTTCGGAACATTAGATGATTCTATTAATTCCATTTCTGACTTTTTTCAGATGTGTTTTTCGTTGTTGCCTTTAGCAATATCAACTATAATTATAGGTGGTTTCGCTTTGCTTGTTCTTCTTCGTGTTTTGGGTAGGTGATTGATTATATGTCTGTATCTGCTTTTTTTCAGTATATGTTTAATAATTTTGTTGCTTTGCTATCAATGCCTATACCTATTGGTGGTAATGTCAGTATAACAATTTTTGGTGTTTTCATCGGTATTGTTTTACTTGGTCTTGTTTTAACCGTTGTACGCAAACTTTATGATTAAGAGGTGTTTTTTATGATTTCTGTTGTACGTTCATATACTCCGGATTTTGATTTTGATAGTATGTGTGATGATATATTAGAGCTGCTTGACAGCTCAGAAGAGGAGAGGTAATATGCGTGTGATTGCTATTGTCGGCAGTAGTGGTGCAGTGTTTGCAAGGGCTTTGACAGGTCTTACGCTTACTGAATCACTATTGCTGTTATCGTTCGGTCTTTTGCTGTTCTTCAGTATTGTTCTTTTGATTTCTAAGAGGTGATATTATGAGTGATATTGTAAATACGTTGCTTACCTGGTTCGGTTATTCTTCACCGGATACGATAGCTACATTTTTTGATAACATTGTTAGGTTGTCAATCGGTTTAGGTATATGCCTTTTTATTTTTAAAGGCGTATTCCGTCTTGCAGGAATAAGAGGTATGATATGAATGTTTTGATTGCTTGTGAAGAAAGTCAAACATCATGTATTGAATTTCGTAAGTTGGGTCATAATGCGTATTCGTGTGATATTCAAGCTTGTTCTGGTGGGTTTCCTGAGTGGCATATTAAAGGTGATTGTTTATCTTTAATTGATGGATTTTGTTCGTTTTTTACATCTGATGGTGTTAATCATTATATTAGTTCTTGGGATTTGATAATAGCGCATCCACCATGCACATATTTATCTAAAGCTGGTAGCTGCCGTATGTTTCCTCATCCGCATGTATTAAATTTAGACCGTTATGAAAAAGCTATTGCAGCTCGTGATTTTTTTATGCGTATTTATAATGCTTGTTGCGAGCATATTTGTATCGAAAATCCTGTTCCTTTGAAAATTGTTGGCTTACCATGTCACTCTCAGGTAATTCAGCCGTTTATGTTTGGTGATCCTTATTCTAAAATGACTTATTTATGGACAAAGGGTTTACCTCGGCTTATTCCTACTGATGTTTTATCTAATTATGTTTCATATATTGCAGTTTGTGGTTCTTCTCAAAAAGTTCGTAGTAAATCGTTTCCTGGTATTTCTAAAGCGTTTGCTACTCAATATTCAGCTGCTATTTTATCCGGTGTTAATTATTCTTTACCAGTACAATTATCTTTGTTTGATTGGAGTTAAGTATGTTCATTTTAATTAAAAAGTTAATTGCGCATTTAGTGCGCTTGCCGTTGTTTATATGGCTTTTTGTCAAGGATGTGTTTAATTATATCGTCCTTAAACAATACAAGCAGTTTAACAGGTATGGTCTACATATATGGGTAGCTAAATTCGGTGGTGGTAAAACCTCAAGTATGGTTTATACCGCATATAAGCTTTGTAAGCGGTATTCGCAAGTTACTGTACTTACTAATATAAACTTAAAAAACTTTCCCACACACACGAAGATTTTACCACTTAAAACGGTTGATGATATTCTTTCCGCTCCGCCGAATACAATTGTGCTTATTGATGAGATTGGCACATTGTTTAACAGCCGTGATTTTACTAATCGCAATGCACTTCCGAAGGTGTTATTCCAGCATTTATGCCAGTGTCGCAAGCGCAGAATGGTTATATTCGGCACTGTACAACGGTGGAATTTTTTAGATAAACAGCTTCGTGACATTACTGCTACTGTTAAGGTTTGCAAGTCTAATTTTGCAGATCCTTTTACTCGTATTACGACCGTTACTAGTTATGATGCAGTTGAGTATGAGCAGGCTTTTAGTAATCCTATGCTAAAGATACAGCCTACAGACATCGAAGTACATTTACAGTTTAATAAGATACGTCAGTTATATGATACATCTCAGTTAGTTGAGAATATGCTAAAAATGGAATATGAAGATGATACTACCGTATTAGCTAATCAAGGTTGCGGGATTGGGCTTGGTGTTCCTATGGACCGTAAAGATAGAAAACGTGTTCAACGACATATAAAAAGTACTATTTAGGTGGGGGGCTAGGCGCTCCCCCTCGGGGGCGCCTTATACTTGATAATAGCCCCCTAATTACATCACTTTTAATTTTTTGGGGTTTAAAATTTATGATGTATAATACAAAAATCAAGATTTACTGTGACGGTACGACTAACACAGTTTATTGTAATAAATTCGTATTTGGTAGTAGGGAAGTGAAAGACACTGATACAAAATACGAGCATATTTCTGAACGTTATGCTTTTGATTCGGGGTATCTCATTCCTGATAAGCAAAACTTAGTTGATGATTATTATATACATAACGATTCTGTTAGATATGATTACGAAAAGCAACAACGTCATTTATCACAAGAACGTTCTTTAACTCGTACCGATAAAATAAAAGCTGCTCGGGATAAAGTGCATGATATTGTATACCAGAATGATTTCAAGTATTTTGTTACGTTTACATTTCGTGAGGATTCGTTTGTTGACAGAACTAGTCCTGTTGAGGTTATGAAGAAATTACGAAATTTTCTTTCTAATGCCGTTCAGCGTAAAGGGCTTAAGTATATCCTTGTTCCTGAATATCACAAAGACGGTGAAGGCATTCATGCTCACTTGCTTATAAATGATTGTCGGTTACATTTAGTCGATAGTGGTAGACGCATTTTTAACGGTTATGCGTATAAGATCGATACTCTTAGACGCAAGCATGTTTTTTTTGACGGTCTAAAAACTGTATATAATATATCTGATTGGTCGTTCGGATTTTCTACGGCAATATTGCTTGATAATGAGCGACTTCGAGTAGCGAATTATGTTACTAAGTACATAACGAAAGGTAATGACAAGATTTTTGGTCGTTACTATTGGTCTTCTCACAATCTTGTTAAATCTACAAATGTTATATTGACTAATACCGATTATAATAGTTTGATTCTCAAAGAATATAAGCCTGTGTTCGGGTGTTCGTTTAAATATGAACGTCAGTTGTTGTCTAATGCTGATTTTAAGAATGAATGGGATAAGTATCCTGATATTGATTATGGAGCTATAGAATGGGAAAAGCGTTAAATGATTATTATCAAAGCTACTATAAGCATCCTTTGAACGGTTATGATTCTCGTTATTTTGATTTACCACCTAAAGAGTGTCGTAATTGTATCTGTTACTATTGTTATAATAAGCTTTGTCCGCACTGTGTCGGTTATCGTTTTAGTTTAGCTGGTAGTAGGTGCGTCAAAGAAAAAAAAATACGTTCTAAAGATATGATACCGCATCGGTGCGACAAGTGTTATTTCTTATGGGACAAGAAAAAGCCTATATATGATTGTGATTTTTATGTTAATTTTCGCCGTAAGAGAGAGTTATATACATTAGTGCGTGTTCATAAGAAAAAATCTGAACTTGAAATATTAATTGATAAGATTAGTAAACTTGAAAAACTTGTTGAAGAATTGTATAATAGTAGTAGTAAAAAATAACATTGAATTTCGTAAAATTAATATTTTACGAAATTAGAAGCGGTAAAAAACGAAAGGCGCACAAAAATGGCATATAACATAGATTTCAGACAAGCTACATCGGACGCACCGGCTTGCCTTACCGAATACCTGAATTATCTTACGACAATCAAAAACCGTTCACAGCTTACTGCGTTGAACTATTATACCGACTTGCGTATGTTTATGCGTTTTCTCAAGGTCAAGAACAAGCTGGTTGATGCAAATGAGGATTTCTCCGAGATAAAAATCTCAGACCTTGACGATAAATACATAAAGGCTGTGACCCTTACGGACGCTATGGAGTTTCTCAGCTTTACTGTAAGTGAACGTTCCAATCAGGCAAAGGCTCGCTCACGCAAGGCTGTATCTCTGCGGCAGTTCTATAAATTCCTCACAAATAACAAGGCGTGGTTTGCGGCAAGCCCGATGCTGAACCTGGAGCTTCCTTCGCCTAAAAACGCACTGCCCAAGCACCTCACGTTGCAGGAATGCGGTCAGCTTCTGCACGAGGGCTTCAAGGAGTTTTCAAGCTGGATGGATTACCGTGACTATGCGATGATTATAATGTTCCTCAACTGCGGTATGCGTCTGAGCGAGCTTGTCGGAATAAACGTGAATGATTTTGTCGAAAACATAGACCCGTCACAACCTGATGTAAAATATCTTTCCGTGAAGGTTCTGGGCAAAGGCAACAAGGAACGTATCGTCTATCTCAACGAGCAATGCGTCGATGCTGTTACCAAGTACACCGAAGCAAGAAAATCCGTTGCAGACCCTAAGGAAAAAGCTCTGTTTATAAGCAAACGTGGCAACCGCATCACAAACCGCCGTGTCGAACAGATAATCGACGACCGCCTTAAAGCCTGCGGACTTGCCGGTAAAGGAATTTCCGTTCATAAACTGCGTCATACGGCGGCTACGCTTATGTATCAGAATGGTGTTGATGTCCGTGTGCTTAAAGAGGTCCTCGGACACGAAAACCTCAATACCACCCAGATTTATACCCATGTGGTAAATACTCAGCTCCGTGACGCTATAAACTCAAATCCGGTAATGGATATAAAAAACGATCTGCCCGAACCCGATTTGAAGCAGAATGAGGATAAGAATAGCAAGTAATTTCGCTATAACTTAAATTTTACGAAATTAGCACTATAATAATTAAAACGACCGCCCCCCCTCTATTGGAAGAGCGACGGAGCGGTTGTTCTGTTTCTTTTTTCCTCTTTGGTTAAGATGTTGCAGAACGGAAATT